GGCGATGCAGCCGAGGCCGACCAGCGCGGTGTTGAAGTAGTTCTTCTGGATGCCGGGGCCCGTGGCCAGGTTCTGGGCCGTGTAGGGCGCGAGGAAGGCCGCGCGCAGGGCCACGCCTACCAGCGCGGCGGCGTGAGCGTCGGTATCGAGCGGCTTCACGATCTTGGCGACGGAGTCGAAGTACAGCATGTCGCCCTGGTTGAAGTCGAACGTGCCGTCCTGGATGAGGGGGTAGTCCAGTTTCTTAACGTCGAAACCGACGGCCCGGAGGATGTTATCGCGAGAGTTAGTGCTCATTTAGAAGGTCTCCTTCTTGAAAGATTCGGTAAAGGCAGACTTGCGGCTGCCGGCTTCCTTGGTTTTCGCCGTGTGGCGGAGGGAAGCGACCGGCTCGATGCCGGATTCGCGCAGGATGGAAGCGGCGAGTTTCGAGTCTCCCTCGATAACGGCCTTGGCTTCGCTGAACGGCATCCGGGCGAGGTTGCTGATCTTGGTGTCCGGGTAGCAGTCCTCGGGGAGGCCCGATTCCTTTATCACGGATTTCACGGCCAGGATGTTGCGCTCGAGGTCGTCAGCCGAGAGTTTGGCGGGGCGGCGGGCTTCCATGACCTTCGGGTCCTTCTCGCCTTTGTCGTCCGCTTCCTCTACGCCTTCGCCCTGCTCGTCCTGTTCGCCTTTCAGCATTTCGTCCACGCCGCTCTTGATGCTCTTCATGCGGGCGACATGGTCTTCGGCGGATTCGCCTTCTTTTTTGGCGAGGAAAGCGGTAGTGGCTTCCGCTTCGGTCATTTCCGGGGCCTCGGCCTCGACCGCCTTGAGGGCTTCGGTCAGGGTCTTGGCAGCTTCCAGAAGCGGCTTCTTGTCTTCGCCGGTCGCTTTTTTAGCGGACTCGGTGATTTTCGAGAAGGCCGTTTCCAGCACTTTTTTCAGATGCTTCATTTTATTCTCCTTGGGGTTGGTTTCGCTCTCTCTTATTACCGACACGGCCTTCCCGCCTCGTGCGGGCGTAGTGACCAGGTCACACGACTCGCTTTCATCGGTAAAGCTGGTGACGTAGTTCACGCGCATCGAGGCCTCGTTGATGTCCATCTCCCGGGGCTCGGCATCGCCGTCACCGTTGACGGAGAAGCCGCAATACTCGAGGCCGTTGTCGGGAAATTCTTTCTTGTAGAGGATGGCCGACTGGATCTTCTCGGCCAGGAAGCGGCCGGAAGCGGAGAGGTCGCAATGCAGCTCTCCGACACACGCCTTCACGCCGTCTATGACTTCGAGGGCCAGGTTCTTGAAGTAGCCGGCCTTGTCGCGCACGTCACGCTCGGGGAGGTTCTCTTCTTCGTCCAGGGCCTGGTGGTTGATGTAGCAAGCCTTGCCCTCGTAAACGGAAACGGCCGAAGCGATCGCTTCGGGGCCGTAAAAATTCTTGTTGCGGAGATTGCCGAGACCTTCGGTGATGAGACAAACCTTGAAAACTTTCTCGCCGCTCTTCCCTTCCGCAAGGGCTTCGAGCAGTCGGCCGGATTCCCTGATTATCGCTTTAGCCATTTTTCTTTTTGTCTCCATCGCCGCGCCGCTTCACTTCTTTGATACGGCGCCTGTCCGAGGCCTTCGGGTCTTTTTCGTCTTTCTTGGTTTGCATATAAAAAAAAGAACCCCCGATTGCTCGGAGGTCCTTATTATCGGAGGCCCCTATCTGCTAGACCGTCACGTTCTTCTTTGCCTTCTTGAACTTGCCTTCGTGGAAGAAGATCGTTATCTCGCCGCTGTCTTTTCTGGCTATGATGTCCGCTATTGCCGGGGAGACCTTGCTGATGGTCTCCATGAACTGCTTCTCATCTTCAAGATTAAGTTTATCAGAGCCGTGCATGTTTGTCAAGCCCCCTTCTCTATTTCCAGGACGATGTTGTCGTCATTATCCATGAAGCCCTGCGAGAAGGTGAGCTCCGAGAACTCTATGCTCTTGTAGCGGCAATAGGACTCGAGCATCGTCACCAGCTGCTCCAGGTAGGTGATGAAAGAGGGATTCTTCTGGATGAAGAGCCAGAGGCCTTCCGCCTCGGCATGCAGGAAGTCCACGAGCGTCTTGACGTTCGGCGAGATGTTCACGGTGCCCGGGAGGATGATGCCGGAGAAGGAAACTTTCGCGACCAGGCGGTTGTCGCTCATCACGATGTTCCCCACGCGAACGCCGCCGAGACTCTTGCCGCGTTTGTTCGCCTCTATCGCGCAGAGGGAAACTATCGCCATGTACTTGTTACAGACCTCGATGCTCTCCGTGGCCTTCGCCATAAGGCTCTCGGAGCTTCCCGCCACCGCAGCGAATATGTCCTTATTCGGCATGTTGTTCTCCTGTTATTTTATTCGTGCTATGCCCGCTATGTTCTGGCCGCGGCTTCCCTTCCAGTCTTCGAACGAAACGACCGCGCGGCCGATGAGGTCGCCGGTCTTCTGCGAATAGATAGGCATCGAGTCGGGAACTATCCCGGCATCGTCCATCTGGAGAGCCATTTCTTTTTCGGCCGGGTCTCCGGAGCGGAGCATTTCCGCGAACGCCTTCGGCACGAAGCGCGAGTAGCATCGGCAGTTATGATGCGCGGGGATGTCGTCCGGCACGTCCTCCATGGGCTTGCCGTCATAGTCCTCGCAGATGGGACAGACGGCTCCGTCCTCCATCGTGACCCAGATCTCCGTCTCGATAAGGTCGTCGTTCTCATCGAACACTTCGCGCCGCGCGTCCGCCTGGGCCTTCACGGCCTCGGTGGCAAAGAGGGAGTTCAACTTGTAGGCGGGGTCGTAGTTGTCGATGTGCGTCGCCGAGGGTTCTTCGGCCGCGTCGTGGATGTCGCCCTCGTGCAGGGCCTCCATCTTGAGGTTCGTCAGGAGCTGCGAGTGATAGGTCTCGATCCAGGTGGAGACCACTTGCTCCCAGGCGGTCTGATAGTCCCGGGGTCCGGCAGCTTCGCGCGCGCCGAAGGCCGGAGACTTAGGATTCACGCTGTCGGGAGTTACCTGGTCTATCATCCAGAGCGCGCGGACCTTCTCTTCGGTCTTGATGTGAGTGATGGCGTTCTTGATGAGGTAGGTAGCGTTCGCCTTGAAAAGGTCAAGCGCGGCGCGGGCTTCGGAGCCCATAGAATGGAGAGTTCCCTTCGACTGCGCGCCCACGATGTCCCATGTGCCGCGGCCGAAGTCGCGCCGGTATGTGGCGGCGACCTTCTCGCCGATGATGGCGACGGTCTGCGCCCACATCTTGCCGAGCTGCGCGTTGTAAGCGTCCTCGAGCGCGCGCATCTCCTTGCGCGTCTCGACCTCCATGCGGGTGAGGGCTTTGACCTGGGTGATCATTCGGAAAGGTGAAGGGCTTCTTCGGCCATGCCGTTGAGCTTGAGCTCACGGTTCTTATTTATCTGGCCTATCGCGTAGGGGAACTTCGGGTCGGATTGTTTCTTGTCGGTGGTGACGGCCTTGCCGCCGGCCATGAGGTAAACTGGAAAGCCCGGCTTTATGAGGCCGTGCATCTTTATCTTCGGGGTCATGTCTCGTCCTTGGGTTAAAGATTTTTATGCTGCTTTTCAATCTTGGCTTTTTCCGGACCGTGAAGCGGGCTGTCTTTTGTCCCGTCCTCTTCGGCCTGGGGCTTAACACCGAAGCGGCCGGAGGGCGGCGCCTTCGGCTGGTGGAGGTTCGCGGGGTCCTGGTTGACGGTGTCCTTCGCGCTCTCCTTCTTCATTTCGTCATAGTCGAACTCGTCGTCGTCACATTCCGCGGCGGCAAGGGTCGCAGCTTGGCGGGAGGATATCCAGCCCATGCTCTCGCGCATAGCGATGTTCTTGAGAACGTCCGCTATCGTGTCCTTGGTGACCGAGGGGAATATGACCTTCCAGTCCTCTTCGTTGTACTCGAGCCGGTTCTGCTTGCAGAACTCTTCTATGATGCGGTGGGTGAGTTCGCTGAAATCTTCCTGGAGATCCTCTATGACTTTCGTGAACGGCTCCGAGCCGACGATGGCGGTAGCACGAGAGCCGCCGGAGGACACCACGTTTAAATGGTCCTTGGGGAAACCTTGAGACGTTGCTATTAAAGCAAGAATCTGGTTTCCGATTTCTCCACCGGAGCCTCCCGTGACACCGGACATCGGAGCCAGGGCTTTGCGGGTTATCGCCGTATTGTGCACGAAAATGGAGGGAGCTACCGGGATGTAGGAATACTTCGCGGCATGAGCGGCAACATCAACTCCGTCGCCTTCGATGGTATCGTCCCAAACGAAAGAGGCCCGCAGCTGTTCGCCGAGGACCTGGGCGTTGTAAAGGTCAACCAGGCGCTTGAGCCAGCCGAGGATGGAATAAAAAACAGATCGGCCGCGCTTCTCGCCGCTGGTCACGTTCGTCTTGATGTGGATGAGCTGGTCGTAGGGTATCTGGCGAATGACGTAGTGGCCTATCTTCGAATCCTTGGCCTTCGACACGCCCTTCACGGACTGGCCGGCGTACATCTGGGTGGCGGTCTGAAACATCTGCTGGTAGTAGAGCACGTCGTCGATGTATTCGTCGTAGCCTTCGCAGATGATGTCCCAGATGGTCGAGGGGTCCACGCTGACCCAGCGCAGGACATCGATGAAGTCTTCGCCGTAGATGAGGTACTCACGGCCCCAGAACTTCCGCATCTTGAACTGAATTTTGTTCTTGCGCGCGAACTCTTTCCACTTGGTATCGAACTTCTTGTTCTTGCAGATGATCTTGAACCCGCGGCCGAGCGCATACTGGACGAGTATGTCCACGATGCGCTTCGCGATGGGGTTATGTGTCCACTCCTGGAACGCCCGCGCGTGGCCCTTGAAGTAGTCCATGTACTGCTGTTTATAAAACGGGCCCGAGAAGTACGGCGTGAACTCGGTGAACTGATTCGGGTCTAAAAATTGGTTGGAGCCCAGGTCGGAGTTACTGTTGAAGTTCTCTTTCGCCCTGATGGCCCGCTTGACTTTCAGCATCGCCTCGCGCTTCTTGCGCGCGGCGGCTTCCTTGAGCGGCAGAGCCTTTAACTCGGCCTCGCTCTCTTTCATCTTGGCTTTGTAGTCGG